TGTACTTCGGCATCGGTCTTGGTTGCAGTGATAATTCCGACGTACTCTTGCGGAGTAAACCGAGAGATCATAGCCACCTTGGTAATAATCGGGGCCACGACAGGGGGAGGCTCCGTTGGAACGGGACCAACCAGCACCCACCGGTTAGGGTAATACTGATCTACAAAGGACTGCTTAGCGACAATATCGTGGGCGGTCCCATCCAGTTCAGTTACTGTGTATATGTAATTCACGTTAGCTCCCTAGATATTGCATGAACACAGCGCCACTACCACCGGCACCGGGGGCTGTAGTAAAGGGGCTGTTATTGAGAAGGGACTGGGGACCGCCACCACCGCCTACACCACCCGGACGGGACGCATAGCCCGTACCGCTCGCAGAACCGCCGCCACCAAAGCCAGCAGCCCCGGCGAAGGCTTGAGCGGAGCCGCCAGTACCCGGTGATGAGCCAGCACCAAAGCCACTAGCGTTGATCGGACTGGTGTTGTTACCGGGTTGACTACCGGGACCGCCAGCAAAGGCAAGCCCAATAATTGTACCGACCTTAGCAGCACTAGAATAAGGACCTGCGGCTTCGTAGGCAGAGCCGCCTTGTGCGACTTGGTTTGAAGCCGCAGTGCCTGATGCACCGGTGCCAGCCCCACCCGAATATTGACCATCGGTTGTAGCCGTAGAGGAATAGCCATTATTCGCAACCCCAATCGCTCCACCGCCTGAACGGGAGGGCGCATTACCAGATGTAGCGGACCCGCTACCACCACCACTGAAGTTCACATCACCGCCGGTAGCATTTCCGCCAACTGCGCCGGTCGCCGTTGATCCTGTTCCGAAAGCATATGAAGCACCGCCGCCAGAACCAGCGTTACAAGTGATACTGACTCCTCCTCCAACCACAGTGGTAATTCCTCCACTACTGCCGGGATTTGCCCCAGTCGTCAGAGTATCAACACCCGCGCCAGCAGCACCACCGGCACCAATCGTGATCACAATCGTGGTACCAGCAGGTAAGTACATAGTTTTGAGAGACGTACCACCAGCGCCACCACCGGTTGAAGCAGCAGAATCAGTATTGGCGGATTGACCGGCCGACGAACCACCACCGCCACCAGCCCCGATCACGAAGAATTGGTAAAAGCCCGTGCCTTGTGTGATAACGGTAGTAGAAGAAGCGTAATAAGCCGTGGTTATTGGAAAAGCGGCGGTTCCGCCAGTAAATTGTGTAAATAGACTCATGCGAAAATCCATCCTTCAGTTGCGTCTGAATATCGAAGCTGTACCGAGGCGTAAGTCGAATTGAGCGTTAAATCCTCAGCAATACCTTGAATATTTTTACCATTACGAGCGACCACGTTCGAGGTTAGTCCGTTGGACACCGTGACGTAAATTGTGTCACTGATCGTTGGTGAAGCGGGAAGCGTAACCGTCGCCGCTGTCGCAGCAGTCAGGACATAATGGAAATTCACCGCCGCTGTAATCGCAGTGGACGCTGTAACTACGACTTCCGGAAGTCCGCCACCACTTGCCGCAATTGTGATACTACCAGCGTTATTAGTAACCGAAATTCCGTCGCCTGCCGTCAATGTAGACAGTGCAAACCCGGTTCCGTTACCAATTAGAAGTTGGCCGTTGGTCGGCGTAGTATCAAGCCCAGTACCGCCTTCCGCGATTTTTAGCGCGTTGGTCAACGTCAGACTTGCGGCAGAAAAGTTCGTACCGGAAAGCGTCGTGATGTTGGCGCTAGTGCTAGTTAGCGTCGTAATGTTTGCCGAGGTCGCCGTTAACGTAGTCAGGTTAAGACTGTTACCAACTGCCGTAAGATAACTTGTAGCTTCAACAATATCGGTGCCGTTTGATACCAAGATCACCTTAGTACCGGCTGCGACAGAAACACCCGTTTGACCGGAAACCTTTACCGTGACCGCGCCCGAGGCATTGTTATAGATAAAGTAAAGTTTCTTGTTGGAAGGAACGATCAGGTTGGTGTTCGTACCACCGGTTCCCGTCAACTCAATGTACATATTACGGGCGACACCGGTCGCGCCGTTCGGGATGGTGATAGTGGTGTCCGTACCCGTTGATACGGCTTGGGTGACATAACCAGAAATGGCCTGCTCAAGCAGGGTTCCCAAGTTGGTATTAGTGGTGTCGCCCCACGTACCTGCTCCTTCGCCTGTAGCGAGGAGTTCAAGGGCCAGATTTGTCGAAAATGTAGACGGCATTTTTAGTTACCTCACGCCGCGATTTGTGTCCAGTTCGCGTTCTGATCTGTATTAATCAAACTCCACACGTTCACTGCTGGCGATTGGGAACCGATATTACCCGTTGCAGATACGCCGGTCACAATGACTATTCTATCTATCCGTACCTGAACCGTCCCAACTTGTCCAGTTCCACTTACCCCAGCAACAGGGTAAATAGAATTTTGAGTCGCAGTGCCAAGTTCGCCCGTACCTTCAAGTCCTGTTACGTCCAGAATCTGATCTGTAACAAGCGACACCGTACCAACTGCGCCAGTCGCCTCAAGTCCGGTTACAACCAGAACCTGATCAGTAAAGACGGCTACATCGCCCAGTTCACCTGTTGCTTCAAGTCCGGTGACAAACTCAGTATGTCCAGAGATAACAATGTAGTTACCGATCTGGAAGGTACCTTCGACCCCCGTAACCGACAGAATCTGATCGGTGACAAACGAGACGTTACCAACTTCGCCTGACGCCGAAACGCCCGTGACCGGAACGATGAGTTCAAGGAAGACTGTGGCATCGCCTATCTCCCCCGTACCCTCAACGCCATCTTCAATAATGACAGCATCAGCAACGACAACTTCATCGCTGAGTATCGCTTGCGCTTCCAGCCCCGTGACAAGAATGACCTGATCGGTAAGAACAAGTACCGTACCCAGTTCACCCGTCGCCTCAAGACCGGTAACTGCAATAACCTGATCCGTGACGAGCGCAACAGTTCCTACCTCACCGGCACCGGTGAAGCTTACGGAAGCTGTGCCCCAGCCTTGCTCACCCCATCCAACAATGGAGTTCCAGCCGTCTAGGGCTACCACTACGTCCGTCACAGACGTAGCCTACTTAGGCGATGCGAAGGATCGCGGTCGAAGCAGCAGCAGCCGGGAACTGGATGGTGAAGTTGCCAGCCGTGGAGGTCTTGTCACCGCCAAAAGCCAGAACCGCAACAGCCTTGTTGCTCTGAGTCTCGTTATAGATCAGAGCGCCGTTTGCCGTAATCGTAGCCGAATCCCACGTGACATCATTAAAGTCGAGGAACGCCGTGGTGCCAGACGAAGTAGGAACCTGAGAAATAACCAGAGTCTTACCGCCAGCCGTGTAGTTCGTACCAGACGAAGACACTTCATCCGTGCTGCTGTAAGCAGTCGTAGCCGCACCCAACGTAGCCGAAGAAGTGAACAAGGCAATCTTGAACACATCCGCAGCCGTCGATGCGCGAATCACGCCGGTACCAAAGTTATGAATGCCGTCAAGGATTTCAACCTTAAACGACGTTGCCATTGCTTGAGTAATAGCCATTAGAGGTCTCCAATTAATTGTGCGATTTCCGCATAGCCTTGTTGATCTAGTTTCTTACATACCATCTTGCGCTCCGCTTCTTGAGCTTCGCGTAGATACTTCACCAGCCAATAGTGCAGTGCTTCTTTTGAATCGGCACTGAGTATGCGGTTTACCGCACGTTCTGCAATTTCTTCGACAGTATGCTCACGACGGTTAGTCGTTTGCACAAATACCTGCCCAACTTCTACGTTTCCACTAAACATCAAGTCACCGGAATCCTAACTTGTCCCGAACGATACGCATCCTGACGATCCAAACCATCGCCAAGACGTTTGAGGAGTGCTAATGACTCCTGATATTTCTGCTCGTAATAAGTCATCATGTCCTGCTCACCCTTCAAGTAGGTGTACGCTTCGCGCAATGACCCGTAGAGCAATACCGTCTCAAAGTTGTCACCCAACCAAGAAGTCGAGTTATTTACGATTGACGGCGGATAGTAATAGTAGTGCAGTTCAGCCGTGTATGCTTGATCAGGAGTCGGCCCAAGAATCATAGTGGCGTCGTCCCAAATTGCGTAGTACTTAGGCTTACCCGTGCTGTTCGGGGGAGGATACGCAGCACGGATGTAGTTCACATCTTTATTCAGCAGGTACTCGTACTCGCCCGTAGTCGGATCAATTACCGCTAACGAAAACGTCGATAGCCAATCCGAGGGTAACTGGAAGTACGGAAACGTATTCGTCATCGTACCCGTGACATTCTTTCGGATAGCAGGAATCTGAACGGAGTTGTAAATCCGCTCTTCAGCAAGCTGCACAAAATTCGGGATATTTGCCACGAAGGAAGTCTCCGTGGACTGACAGTAATCCTGAATTGATTGTGAAAGCTGCGTGTAATTCACGGAGTCCAGCCCGCCCGATACTTCATGTTGGTATCAAGGTTGATCTGCGATACGAACTTTTTACCCTTCGTCGCAGCACCCGCACCTTTCATGTCCATGTGGGTGACGCCCTTGTTCACATCCTTCTCCGGGTAGCCATTACGCCCCGTCGAGTCGGTGTTCGGTCTAATCTTGCCGGGATTGAGTTCTTTCATGGCACTTACCTCGGACCCGAAGAGCCGCGCATCGGCTTACGTTGATTCATGACTTTTGCCATGCCGCGACCGTACTTCTTCATGTCGCTGTTGGTCTTGCCACCAGCACGAAGTTTGACCCGCCCCGGACCATGCGCTTTATCCGCCGGGAGTTCTGCGTGTCGTTCAAGTTTGCTCTTCGCCATCTCAGTCTCCTAGGTCGTAACGACCGTCACCGTTCCTACTTCACCGAACGGCGCTAAATCATTAGGCGTCAGTCCGGCATCATCCGCTCTGGCCCCGCCCACGGGTGCCCAGCCCCATTGTATCTGACGACTGCCATTAGCACCGTCATTACCGACCGCAAAATAACTCGTGTCCGGTCTCGGGTTCCGTAGAGCCTGTGGGTCGTCCACAGGATACAGGCCAAGAGACAACTGGGGTTGGTCAGGCTCCCAGCACTCCGGACAGACCAAGATATTTACATTCTTGGTCTTGATCACAATCGACTTCAACTGGCGCAGTTTGTATTGAAAACCACACCGGTCGCACATCGCGATGGAATGTTTGCCACTTGCGAACCTGTTTGGCATTAGTAGCCACCCAAGAAGCTCTCACGTGGGACAAACCGCACCGCCGCCTTTTCTCGGTCCTCGCCAGCCGCCAAATCCCAAGCCTCGTCGTATTGAGCTTTCAGAATCTGCGTACGCGCTTCTGCACCGGGAATCTTCATCGACAACATATAGGCCAAACCCGCCACCATGCAGGGCAAGAACCGGAACGGGATATCCTGTCCGTTCACGCCCGTACCGGGGTCAAACATTCGCCGCAGACGGGTGTAGTACAGAATCCACGTGGTCGAGTTATCAGGCTTCGGCCAAACCGTAAATTGCGGATAGACAATGACGTTATCCGCGCCGGTTGCGCCCGTACGCCGGTTGATCCAAATCTGAATCGGACGACCTGTCGCGTTCTTATTTGGGATGGAGACGTAGGTGCTGGACGAGATACGACTGATATTGATGTCCTGCTGGTTCGTACCAGAGCCAGTGCGGATCACGTGGTCAAGCAAGTCAACCGTATCCACCGGCAGGTCATATGTACCGACGTTGTATGTCAGTGTTTGAGTGCCTTGCTCTAACGTCCAGAGGTTAATGCCTCGGTTTGACCAGTCCATCAGAAGCAGAGCAAGACTACGCTTCGACGTACGGAAGTCGTAACCCGTACGCAGTTCAGCCCCACAACGCTCGTAAGCCTCTTCAATAATTGTGTTGAGGTCGAGGTTGAAGTCTGTAGTAGCTGTAGTCTTGTCTACCATTACTTCCTCGCTGTCACTACGTCGTCACCCTTGGTGACGGTGACATGATCGCCCTCAACGTCAACTCGCATCGGCTGTTCCTTGCGGTCCAACTTATCAAGTTTGGCAATGAGGTCTTTGATGACATCAAACTCAGGCTTGGCTTCCTTCTCCGTCGCACCGGCAATGTTTGCCAGCATAGAGATCAGGGCGGTCAAAGACGCACCCAGCAAGCCCATGACAGCAGCGATTTTCTCGTTGTCCAACTGAAGGCTAGAAACAACCCCGATCACCACGATAAACGTGATGTAGAAAAGGCCGTATTTGCCGATAGATTTACCAGCAACATCCTTTGCAGACGACTCACCTTCAATCCGCTTGGCCTCTGCCATAGCGTCAAGACGAGCCTTAAGAAAATCTCCAAGCGTCATCTTACTTACCTAGTTTCCTAAGCGTTTGCGCCAAACGAGCGCGTTGGCCCATCTTACCGGGCTTCTTCGCCGCAGCAGCGAGTTTCTTAGCCGGGATTTTCTCACCAGCCTTAACGCCCATAGCCGAACGCAGTGCGCCCGGCTTCTTGATAGCGTCCTTGATCCAACCGCCTTTCTTGAACACGCCACGCCCTTTGAGGACATCAGCGCGAGTTACCTTGCCGTCGTTGTTCAAATCTGGAAATTCTTTAGCCACGTTTATTTACCCCTTTGGCGGTAGGACCGCGTTTT